ACGGGGTGAAATCGGGGAAAGCCGTAGCGGGTGGTGCCGCCGGTAATCCCGAGCCAAGCTCTGACCGAAAGGTCATTGAAGGTGTAACGACTAGAGGCCGACCCTACCGTCGCGTTGAAACCAAGTGTACTTGGTGCGGGACATTTGTTTCAAAGCCAGCCGCGCAAGCGTTAAGGCCAAGAAATGTGTTCTGCGGACGGTCATGTGCTGGAAAGCATATGATGTATCAACGCCTCAATGGGAGTAATGCCTCCACGAGCGCCCTGCCCGAAAGGGATGATATAGTCTGAACTCTCGCGGAAACCGAGAGAAGCATCGGATAAAGAGCCGGTGCGGTAACATACTTGGAAGACACCGTAATGCTCTCGAACATCGGTCAGGAAAAGGCCGATCAGACTTACTTTGAATGGCTCACCGACTCGCTTAAGACGGCAACGGCTGATAACGCCGCAATCGAAGGCGATGAAGCTGCTCCTGATGCTCGCTCGGCTCAGAACCGCGTTGGCAACTACACGCAGATTTCGCGCATCGTAATCGGCGTGACTGGCACGGCTGAAGCGGTCAAGAAGGCTGGCATGAAGGGTATGCTTGCCTACGAACTTGCTAAGGCTGGCGCTGAACTCAAGAACGACATTGAGACTGCTATCCTGTCGAACAACCCGGCTGTAGTTGGCAACAACTCAACTGCTCGTAAGACGGCTGGCCTTGGTGCTTGGCTCCGCACGAACGTCAACAAGGCTGCTGGCGGCACGAACCCCACCATGTCTTCGACGAACGATGGTTACCCGAACGCTGGCCGTAGTGCTGGCACGGCGCGCACGTTCACCGAAGCTCTTTTGCAGGACACTTTGCAAAAGGTTTGGGAAGCTGGCGGCAATGCCAAGATGGTCCTGCTCAACGGCTTCCAGAAGCGTCAGGCTTCTGCGTTCGGCGGTGTCGCGGCGCTCCGTAACAACGTGTCAAACGGCCCTGCAACTGTCATCGGTTCGGCTGACGTGTACGTTTCGGATTGGGGCCGCGTGTCCTTCGTTCCGTCGCGCTTCCAGCCGACGAACGTGGCTTACGTTGTTGATCCGTCCAAGGCGGCTGTGGCGTTCCTCCGTAACTATCAGACGGAAGAACTCGCCAAGACCGGCGACAGCGAGAAGCGTATGCTTCTGGCGGAATACGGCCTCAAGGTTCACACCGAAAAGGCTCACGGCATCGTGGCCGACCTGACCACTTCGTAAGAAGTCGGATCATAACTGAAACGGATGGGGCGGCCTTCGGGTCGCCCTTTCTTTTTGGGAGCATCGCGTGAGCGACAGATATTTCTTTAACCAGAACGCCGAACTCGGCATCACACGCTGGTTTGACTATGACTGGGAGACCGACACGTTCGGTATTCACACTGAGCAGGATTTAGAGCCTTCGATTGAGGCGAACAAAGCCCTGTTCAATGACGCGCAAACGAATTGGCGCGGTGATATGCACCTCGTCGCTTCCATCCCCATGTCGATTTACTTCGACCTGAAGCAGAAGGGGATCGCGGACGACGACGCAGCCATGAAACGTTGGCTTAATGACGCGGATAACCAAGTGTTCCGCACGCGACCGGGGAACCTCTGATGAAGCTCTATGTCGCCATGCCTGCCCGTGAGCAGCTTTACACCGCTTTCGCGCATAATATGGCCCGCCTCGTCGGCTACGAAGTCGGACGCGGCACAACCGTTGAGATTGGCACCAATCTCGGCACGCTCATCGCCAACCAGCGCGAAAGTTTGGCTGAACAAGCCGTCAAGTCAGGCGCGGAAGCGATCCTGTGGCTTGATACGGACATGCTCTTTCCGAAAGAGGCGGCCGAGCGGTTGCTGGCGCATGACAAGGAAGTCGTCGGGGCCAACTATTCCACCCGTCGTATGCCGCTCAAGACCACAGCCTTTGCGTCGATTGAGGATTTCACCTCGTGGATTCCCTCGCACGACAAAACGGGGCTGCAAGCCTGCGCCGCGATGGGCTTTGGCGTCATGCTAACCCGCACATCGGTCTTCAAGCGCCTGCCAAAGCCGTGGTTCACGGTCGGCTACAACCCGGCGCACAACGTCTTTCTCGGGGAAGACATTTATTTCTGCAAGAAAGCGTCAACGAACGGCATCACCACCTTCATTGACCACGATCTATCCAAGGAAGTGAAGCACATCGGCACCTTCGACTATGGCCATGAGCATGTCGAAGCCTTGATGGCAGCAGGAGAGGCGGAAAGCTGATGGCGCTATCCAATTATAGCCAGTTACAGTCCGCCATCGCGGACTGGCTCAATCGCACAGACCTCACAAACCAGATTAAAGACTTCATTAAGCTGACCGAGGCGCGCTTTAACCGTGAAGTGCGGAACCATGAGCAGATCGTCCGCAAGACGGCGCAATCCAGCGCGCAATATGTGGCGCTGCCGACCGATTGGGCGGGTGCTTATAACCTCCAAGTCGGCACGCAGAAGCTGTCCTACATCACGCCAGAACGCGCCGATGATTATCGCAACGCTAAGATCACTGGGCTGGTGCGGTATTACACAATTATCGGTCGATCAATTGAGCTTTTACCCACGCCAACTAGTGACGTAACGGTTGAAATGGCGTATTATGCTGAAATTCCAAGTTTGTCCGACGCAAACCCGACAAACTGGCTGCTCCAAAAAGCTCCCGATATTTATTACTACGGCGCGCTCTGTCACGCAGCGCCGTTCCTCAACGACGATCAGCGCCTTGTCACACTGGCAAGCCTGACGACGACCGCCATTGCCGCTCTAAATGATGAGAGCGAGGCCAATTCTCACTCCGGTTCCACTCTTGTCGCCCGTAGGAGGCTCGCATGAGCTTTACCAATTACCTTGAGGACAAGGTTCTCAAGCATGTTTTCGGCGGTGCTGCCTATACTGCGCCTGCCACGATCTATGTCGGCCTTTACACGGCAGCCCCGTCTGATACCGGCGGCGGTACTGAGGTGTCTGGCGGCTCGTATGCGCGCCAATCGGCGGCCTTCACGGTGTCCGGCACAAACCCGACCGAAGCGGCCAACACGGCAGGCGTTGAGTTCCCGACAGCCTCTGCGAATTGGGGAACGATCACCTACATGGGCGTCTTTGATGCCTTAACAGGCGGCAACCTCTTAGCCTTTGCACAGTTGACCGACCCGACAGACTTTCTGACGCCGCTCTCCAAATCAATCAACACGGGCGATGTGTTCCGCATCAATAGCGGCAACCTCAAAATCCGTCTCGACTAAGGATTAAGTTGAATGGCGACCTCCATCACGCTCCGCTCCGTTAAAGGCTCGGCTCTTACGCACACAGAGGTCGATAACAACTTTTCCAATCTGAAAACCACGGCTGACGCTGCTGTTCCGGCTGGTGCGATCACCACGTCCGGCCTGACCATGGCGACCAATAAGCTGTTGGGCCGTACCACGGCGTCCACGGGCGCTGTGCAGGAAATCACGGCTGGCGCGGGTTTATCGCTGTCTTCCGGCCAGTTGGAAGTCAATTTCACAGGCTATCTGACCACGGCGGATGCGGCGTCAACGTACCAGACGCAATCTGGCATGTCGGCCTATCTCACGACAGCCACGGCAGCCAGCACTTACGCGCCTATCTCACACACGCACACGATCTCAAATGTCACGGGGCTACAGACCGCTCTTGATGCCAAGGCTCCACTTGCCAGCCCAACATTCACCGGCAAGGTGCAAGCGCCAGCCGCTTTGGCAACCGGTGCTGGTCTTAACCTTGGATCAGGCACGAACGTCACATCAAACCTTGTTGACGGCGATGTGTGGATTGATGGCGCAAACCTGCGTTGGCAAGGTAGCGGCGCAACGTATCGCGCGTCTGCCGTAGGCCACGTCCACACGATCTCTAACGTCACTGGGTTGCAGACGGCACTTGATGCCAAGCTTGATACGACAACGGCTGCATCAACGTATCTGACCACGACAACAGCCGCCAGCACCTACCAGACGCAATCGGGTATGTCCTCATACCTGACCACCTCATCGGCCAGCAGCACCTATTTGGCACTCACGGGCGGCACGCTCACACAAGTCTCGCAGGCCATCGTTGCGGTTTCAGCCAGCGCCATTGATTGCTCGGCTGGCAATTACTTTACCAAGACGGCTTCCGGCGCACTGACATGGACATTCACGAACGTCCCGTCTGCTAAGGCATTCACGGTGATCCTTGAACTGACGAATGGCGGCACTGGCACGCAGACTTGGCCCGCAACGGTCAAATGGAACGCCAGAGCAAGCCGGATTGGAAAAACCATGGGCGAAAAGGCAAAGGCCCCGGAGAAGC